AATATAGGTATTAATAAAAATGTAGGAGTAGCATATGGAGCGCGTGGAAAAAAAGGAGCGTTAGCGCATTATGAGCCGTGGTCTAATATAATTAATATAAGTCGAGATCGTAGAGTTGACAAATTATTTGTTGACTTTTTTGGACAACCATTAGTACAAGCTAAAAAGAATTTTAGTTTATATACTCAATATAAAAATCAAAGTAGAAAAGAAAATTCCGGTTTTGGATCGTTTGCACACGAATACGGACACGCTATTGATTATATTATTGCAGATAAGTATTTACGTCGTGGCGTAGCTTTATCAGGTGGATCAGTAACTTTAACAAGTTATAATAATCCGCAACGCGCGTTAATTAATTACGATAATGGTTTTCAAATGGCAAATGACGCGGATAAAATAGAATTATCTTTTTATGACTGTTTAACGCCTTTATTATTTGATAATTCGGGAAAACCAACGGGTTATTATAAACGTATGTATGAATTTGCAACTAAAAAGAAAAATACATATTGGATCCGTCATAATGAAATTTGGGCACGTGTTTTTGAAACGTTTGTCGCGTATAAGTTAAGCAAGCAAGGAATAAAAAATTATTTTTTAACCGGAGAGGGTAAGGGTAAATATAAAGACGAATTAAAAACTAATTTCGGTAAAGTGTACCCAACGTTTAACGAATTAATAAAAGTAGAGAAAAAAATAGATCACTTTTTAGAATTAGTATCAAAAAAAATAAATTAAAATTTTTTCAACAATTAAATTAAAAAAAATGGCACGTAGAAAAAAAGCAAAAAAAGCTAGTTACCGTCGTCGCAGAATGAGCGGCATTGGTAAAGTAGGATCAACCGCAAGTAGCGCGTTGTACGTAATTGCCGGAGCAGCAGTAGCCGGCTATGTAGGTAAAATGTTACCCGCAAGTATGAATGACAAAATTAAAGCCGCCGTTCCGGTAGCCGTAGGTATTGCATTACCTAGATTTGTAAAATCTAGTGTAGGACAAGGACTTGGCGCGGGTATGGTTGCGGTAGGTGGATTAAAGTTAATCCAATCTTTTGGAGTGTTAAACGGTATCGGTTATGCTGATTCTAGTTATAGCGTTCCAATGGTAGGCGCAACTTATAATCGTGCCGGTTTAGTAGATCCTAGTCAATATGTAACGCCAGCTATTGCCGGTTTAGACGAGGAAAATTGCTAATATTAACTTTTTTCAACCTTTAGTACAAACAATTAAAAAAATACAATTATGGCAACTCAAATGTCGTCAAGAATGGTTTTTGACAACGCAAAGGCGTTAGTTAGAGGCTTAGGATATACAGTAGATCAAGCGGTATTAACGCAATCTTATTTACGTAGCGAGGTAGCTATGTCAACTTCAATTGCAAACTATCATTTACCGGTATTGGTCAATGACACGCAAAATGGAGCCGTTCGTGTTAACGAAAAGCGTCTAAATTTACAAGACGTATTTATTACAACTGAAATCGGAGTATTTTTTGGTATCGGTTCGGGTACAACTACAAGTGCTCCATTATATACTTATCCAAACAGTACGGCGTTCGCAACGGGCGGTAGTGCTTTATGGACAATTTATAATGGCTATTTGAACTTAGCTATTAATAATCAGCAAATTTTGCCGGCTTGGGACGTATTAAGACATTATTACGTGCCTCAAACACAACAAAATACCAACTTTAACTCGGCTACGGCTACTTCTCCGGCGGTTTATTCTCAAGATCAAGCGGATCTAAGCGAACAACCTTACTATCCGGTAGAGCCTAATATTGTTATGAATGGTGCGGCAAATATTAACTTTCAATTGACTGCAAACGGTGCGCCTAGTGCTATTGCAACAAATAGTTTTATTTGTGTAATTCAACACGGTATATTGTGTCAAAACGTTACAACTGTTAAATAGTCAACGTCTGATATTGCTTTGCGAGCTTTAAACGCAACTGCCGACGGTCAGTAACTACCGTCATTTTTTAAATTTTTAAAAAATAAAATTATGATTAAAGTAAAAAGGTTTCAAGCCGTTGAAATTAGCGTACCGAGCGGATCTACCTTAACAAAATTTTCGTTTCCGGATCAACCACAATTAAGAAACGCAAAAATTCAAGGTATTCAAGTTTACACGCCTACTGTAATTACGGCAACGCCATTGAGCGGATCTACGCCGGTTACTTTAGCGGATTTGAAAAAAACGACGTTAACATTATATCAAGGAGATTTACAAGTAATTCTAAATTTACCTTTATTAAACTTTAACGCTATTAGTGATTTAACAAGTCCGTTTATTTTCCAATTACCGGAAATTAACGATATTGATATTTCTTGGACAAAAAGTTATGTAAACTTACCAACTGCATTGGCTACAACAGGCGTGGCTTATTCTTTTGGAGTATTTTATTATTTATAAAAAATTGATTTTATGGCTATAAATAAGGCTTGGTGTAGGGGTGTTAACGCGTTAATGGAATGGTTTGACGATCACGCCGAACAACCGTATTATTCAGTATGGCGAGGACGTAATTTATCGTTTTCGTGGAATAATGACTTTATTGAGGCGGGACGTTTAAAATTATTAAACGATATTTCGTTTGCTGAACAAAATAATGTAAGCGAAGTATTAACGTTAAAACTTCATAATAAAAAAGATAAAAGCGGATATATAACATCAAGTACGCCAACGTACGGAAGTTTAGATTTTCGTCCTAGTCCTATGGAGCAAATGAATTATGGTGTTAGCGTTCCACACTCTAGCAATAATTATGCTATGGAAAAAATCTTAGATAAGTTAAACGTATTAGAAAGTAGAATCGCCGGTTACGAAAGTATGGAGGACGATCAAGAAGAAGAAAAACCATTATCCCCTATTAACGCTATGTTGAACAATCCCGACGTTCAACAAGCGTTAGTAACGGGAATTATGGGTATGTTAGGTGGATTATTTGGAAGTGCGGCTCACATTAAAAGTTTAGCCGGTGCGGAAGATCAAAACGAGGCAATTGAATTATTAAACGTTTTATTAAATAAAGGCGTTTCGGTAGATCATTTACGTAAGTTAGCCGCTATGTCAGACGCAAAATTAAAAAGTCTTTTATTAATGTTATAATTTGTATATGGCTATAAATAAAGATACTAAACAAATATTAACGTACGCGGCAATAATCGGCGGCGGTTACTTTTTAGTTTTAAAACCTATTTTAATAAAATTAGGTATTTTAAAAAGCGCGGACGAATTGGCGCAAGACGCGGCGCAATCTAAAAACTTAACAGTATTAACAAACTATAATAACGCTAATTTAAGTAAGTCAATAGGCGAATGGCAATCCATTGCAAACGCTATTTATACTGATCTTAAAGATTTAGCCGTATTAGATAATGTTAACGACGCTATTTATCAATTATGCCGTGTTCAAACTGAAGATGACGTAAAAGCATTAATAAACTGTTTTGGATATAGACAAGTAACGGCGTTCGGTCTTAGTTATGGATCTAAATTAATGTTGCCTCAATTTATTACGCAATCATTATCTAGTTCTGAAATTAATACAGTTAATAATAATTATACTCGTAAAAATATTAAATTTCGATTTTAATGACAAATAAAAAATATAACATAATACTATTAACAGTAATAGGAATTATAGGAATAGCGGCTTATAAATTATTAACAAAAAAAGGATCTGTATATATTCCACCATTAGACAAAGGCGAATATGTACCCGATGTTGTAGATACAACGCCACCGGATTATATGGACGTTTAAAAAATAAAAATATGAAAAATAAAGAACTGTTTTACTTAGCACTAGCAATAGGAGGCGCATTTTTGATACATAAGTATTTTATGAAATCAGCAAATGGCGTGGTTATTAAAAACCCAATTATGCCAAATAATCCTTTATTAATGGATCGTGTAGATATTAATTTAGCTAAAATTCAGCAACCAATAATTGCAGACGTACATTATCAAGCGCAACAGTTAAGCGAATATACGCCCGATACATACCAAACTTATTACGGAAAGATGACTTCGGGATCCGGAATACAAAGTATTAACGGCGGTATGCCTATGACTTGTTAATTAACTTTTTTCAACCTTTAAAAATAATAGTATGAGTGATTTTGAAATAAAAGCCGGTTACGTTCCTTACGATATTAATTTAATTACGTACGATCGTAACGGATTCGTTACGACAAACTGTAATAGTATTACGTTTATTAATTATGGTACGGCAACAGTAACAATAGATAATAACGTTATATTAACCACAGGTCAACAATTAAACATTGACGGAAACGCTGGCGAAATAATAAATAGACAATTTTTAATAAATTTCGCTACGGGATTTGTTAACAATTTAGTAACTATTAAGAAAAATTACATTTAATTATGGGAAACGGTATAAGACTAGGCAATCAAATAATTAATCAGTTTGGCGCGCCTAGTATAAACGAAAATACAACGGCTAACCGTCCGGCGGCGGGACAAGCCGGTAGATTATTTGTAGATACTACAACGAATCAATTATACCGTGATAACGGTACGTCATACGATTTAATAGGATCTACTTCAACTACGCCAAATTTACAAGCCGTTTGCGCGGTGGGTAATACTTATTCGGGCGACGCGTATTTTAATAGTATTCGTATAGGACACGGAGGCCCTACAAGTGTAGCAACTAATACTTTAGTAGGTCAAGCCGGTTTAAACTCTGTTAGTAGTGCGGGTGCTTTTCAAAATAGCGCGTTTGGTAGAGATACATTAACTAATTTGACGAGTGGATCTTCAAATACTGCAATAGGTTATCAAGCGGGATATACACTTACAACGTCAGGTCAAAATACTTTTATAGGTAATCAAGCCGGATATTATACAACGGGTTTAGGAAACGTTATTATTGGTAATGGAGCCGATACGGGAACTTCGTCTTTTCCAACTTTGGGAGCCGGTAGTAACACAATTATTGGAGCCGGATTTATTGGTAGTTCAATAAATACATATACTTCTTATAATAATTTTATTGGATATTCAACTGCTAGCGGTTACACGGGAAACGGTATTAATGGTTTAAATACAATTATAGGATCATTATTAAGCGTTTCGGCAACGCCTACATTAACCGGTAATATTATTTTAGGAGATAATACCGGTCAAAAATATAGATATTACGCAAGTGGTAACACTGTAATTGGAAACGTTGCAACGGATAACGGTATTCATACGTTACAAGTTACGGGAGGATTAAATGCTTCAACGTTATCAGCTACCGGTACTACATTTTCTTCTAATTTGTCTGTGTCTAGTCCTTCATCTGCAAATTTTTTGTATGTTTATACCGGTGCGGGTGCAAATACTTTTACTTTTCCAACGGCATTAGGTAATAACAATATATATGTAATTAAAAATTATTCTAGTGGGAGTATTACTATTTATCCATACGCCGGACAAAATTTAGTAGATCAATATTCTTTTAGCACTCAATCAAGTTATTTGTTAATGAGCGGTCAAGCGGTGGGGTGGATTGCAGACGGAAATAATAAAGTATATAGAATATGGTAAAAATTTTAAATTAAAAAAAATGAAACAAATACAACCAAAACAAATATGGTTTAATGGATCCGAATATATGGCAACCGTTATATGTTATTATGGCACGTGGGATAATCACTTAAATCAATGTACTTATTATTTCGCTTTATTTACCGGTACGGTAGATCAAACCGAATTAAAATTAGTAGAAGGACAGTTAACTATGGATAATCCTGATTATAGCGAATTAAATGTTTCTCCTGACGGTAACGCATACGTACAAAATTGGATTGAAACTAAATTAGGAGTAACAATAATTTAATTTTTTTTAACTTTTAACTATAATAATATGAACGAAGACGAATCAATAAAATTAATTAAACAAGTTTTAGACGAAAGTTTAAAAGCGGGTATTATTCATAATATAGAAACGGCGGCGCAAGTCAATGCAGCGTGGCACCTTATTATTGAAAGTTTGAAATTAAAAAACAATATACAAATTATTGAATAATGGAAATGTTATACAGTTTATTAGGTATGGCGGCAATTGCCGGCGGATTTTATATGAATACTAGATCACGATTAGATCGTATCGAATCGGATATTAAAGTTTATACTAAAATAAATAACGAAATAATAGATCGTTTAGCACGTATTGAAACTAAATTAGATTTTATACAAAAAAAATAATGTTATGAAGAATCCTAAAACAACCATATTCGGATTAATAGCGGCAATTGCCAGCTATTTTGCAACAAGTGGAACGGGTAAGGCTCAAGTGATCGGGCAAACAGTTGCGGGCGTTGCTACCTTTTTATTAGGTGCGGCGGCTACGGACGCAAAAAAGTAATTGAATGACAAACAATAAAAAAGCGTTAATCGGTTTTGCCGTTGGCGCAATCGTTATAATTATGCTTAGAAAAAAAATAGCGGCTATGTTAACAAACACGGCGTTTGCTACCATTAGTGATAAATTGTTTAATTTAATTGGAAGTTTAGAAAACTTTACGCCGGTGGCGGAGTGGGATTTTAAACAATATTCAATTGGTTACGGATCCGGTTATAATTGGGATCTTAAACGTCCGGTGCAAAAAGGCGACGTAATTGACAAATCAACCGCTAGACGTTGGCTAACGTTGGAGGCAGAACAATATTTTAATTATGTAAAAAGTTTATTAAAAGTACCCGTTACCGATAATCAATTATTGGCGTTATCTAGTTTTACATATAATGTGGGTAAAGGAGCGTTTGCCGATTCTACTTTATTAGAGTTATTAAATAGCGGAGCCGATAAAAACACAGTAGCTAAACAGTTTGATCGTTGGATTAATTCGGGGGGTAAGCCTAGTAATGGATTAATAAATAGGCGTAATGCTGAAAAATTATTATTTTTGTCTTAATAAAGGGGTTTATTGCATATAGTTTAAGATTTGATGTTACGAGGGACGTTTCTACGTCCCTTTTTTTATGTATATCCTTTCAATAAATAATTTAGTAGTACGATCGTACACATTAAAATAGTCGGCTTTAATGGATTGAGCAAAGCGGTAAAAATTATTAATGTCGGTAATTTTACGGTATTTACGGGGATTGGATCCGTCCGCCATAAAAACTATCATATTATAGTCTTTTTTAGCCATTTTAAAGGGGTTTATCGTTTATTGCGAAATAGCGGTCATTATCTTTTTTAAGGATCCGTATTCGCTTAGTAGCCATTAACGCCGCGATTGCCCTTAATACGGTAAGTTTTTGCCATTTAGTAATGTTAATAAGATCTTGATAAGTGCAAATTTTGCGTTGCTGAATAATAAAAAAAACCTTTTGTTTATTTGTCATAATTAGTATATTTGCAATAGAAAAAAGTTAATCCCTAAGGGGGTTTATAGTCAAAGCGTCGGTAGCCTAAAAAACTACCGGCGTTTTTTTTTGACTATTTTATTTACTACCAAACCTAAGAGAGTACCATTCTCTAAAAGTGTTTAATAATTCAAAGTTCATTTGTTTATAAGTTTATAAAATAATTTTTTTAATATTTCCCAAACTATAATAGTTAAAATATATTTCATTTTTTAAATTTAATTACTGATATATCGTATAAGTGTTCAAGTATTACCCATAACATAACAATACAAGCGTATAATATTGCAACGGGCAATAATATAAAAATTAAATACATACAGCGAAAAAAAGTTAATAGCATTTTATAAAGGTTTAAAAAAGTTAACGCATTTTATATTTATTATTGTGATCCTTAATTATAAGGCTTTTACTGATCCATATTTTTACCAAGTTTTTAGCAAAAGTTTTACCGTTAGCAGTACGCTCTATTATTTCGTCAACAATATCGTTGTAATCCATTGGAATATTAACAATTAAATTGCATAAACGGGTAACCTCCATATCGTCTAAATCCGACGCCTTTTTTATTATTATAGGTTTATTCGTTTCGGTTTCAACTTGCTGAAATACGCCGTTAAAATTCATTAATGTTATAGGATCAAAATCACTATCTGATCTCATAAATCGACTAGATAGCACATAAGTATTTTTATCCCGATCCTTGACTATGTCTAACGTGGATTGAGCGAAACGATCCGACGCCGCTCCAATATGACCGGTCGTAGATAAATTACTTTTACTTTGGTGCAATACTGTAATAACTAAAACTTTGTAAATCTTAGTAACTTTTTTCAACCATTTAGCTAATAAACTAGATTCGCGTTCGTCGTTGTAATTAGTTAATAGATCTAACAAACCGTCAATAATAATTACGGCGCAATCCGGATTCAATTCTAAATAACGCTCAATCATTCGGCGTATGGAGGCGGAGGCGTCCTCACGTACTTGAAACGCGTTAAACGTGGGGGGTAATTCAGATAGTTCGCTAAATCCTTTTATTTTATTTATTTGACGGTAAAAATCGTAGTCGCTACTTTCAGTATCAAAATAGCAGATTTTTTTACGCTCCCTAGGTAAGTGTATTTTCATACTAAAAACTTCGTAAGGTACAAACGCGCTAGCTACTAATCCGGCAATAAAACTACTTTTGCCGGTTTTTGGCAATCCGCTAAACGTTACGAAATTTTCGACCGATCCGGTATGACGGTTACTAATCGTCATTATTATATCCTCCTTTGTAGGTACGTAATTTGGGTTATATCGTCGTTTTAAAAGTAGATCGTCGATTTGGGGTTTATAGTCGGTTTCCATTTTTTAGATCTTTTGTAATAAAGCGCAAATATAAAAAGCAATAATCAAAATCGTAACGGCTTGTCCGTTGCGATTAAAGAGTAACCAATTTATTAGTGTTTTCATTATCAGAAATTTTAGTTTTATTTTCAATTTTATTTAAAAAAGTTATAGCGTCATTTATGCAAAAATCCATAACTAAATCACGATACCCTTCATTAATTGTACTTCCCGAAATTTCATCGGTCATTTGACTAATTTTGTGATATTCTCTTTTATCTAAATAAATTTTATAAATTTCAAGTGCAAAATA